CTCGACGGCCTCGGGGCCTGGCTCCCAGCCAAGCTGCCCTCGGGCCGAGCGCACCGGCAGCATCGCCACGCGCAAGTTCTCCAGGCACTCCTCGATCCGGGCGGCCCGCTCAGGGTCGTCCGGGGCGACCGACCAGCGCAGTTCCTCGCGCAGGTCCCTCGCTCCGTTCGCTGCGGTCACGACCGCCGAAGCGGCGGCCAGCATATCTTCGTGGGTCATAGGGGCCAGTATAGCAGGTCCAGGCGGTGGAAAGAGGCGTGTAAAGTGGGTGAAAAGCTACCTCCATTTTTTGGCTCTATCAGCCAAATTCGGTCACTTGTCATTCTCTCCCCCTATAGGGGGGAGATGACACGTGAAAAGTGGTCCCGGACGCAAAACCCAATGGCACCATTCGGAACCTGGGCGCGCGGCTGCTAGACTGGATTCGTGCTCAAGGAGATCGCATCAGCGCTGACGGGCGGGCTGGTCCAGAAGGCCCTGGCCGGGCCGCAAGCCGTGCCGAACCTCGGGCTGGGCGGGACGCCGACGAAGCGGCTGGACGGCAAGTCCGCCGCCCGGCACATGCAGGCGTACGGCGGCACCGAGGCCATCGACACCGCGTTCAACTGCACCCGGCTGATCGCCGAGACGGCGTCGAACGCCGAGTACCACTTTGAGCGGAACGGCAAGAAGCTGGCCGGGACCGGCAAGTTCGGGAAGTACAGCGACCAGGGCGAGCCGCCGCCGGACCTCGCCAAGCTGTTCAAGCGGCCGAACCCGTTCATGGACTACACCGAGTTCATGGAGCTGGCGCTCATCGACCTGTTCTTCGCCGGGGAGTTCATGTGGCTCAAGTACGCCCCGGACCTCCAGGGCAAGCCCCTGGCCCTGTACCGCCTGAACCCGGCGTTCATCGACATCGAGTTGAAGGGCGGCCTCCCGGTCGCCTACGTCTACACCGTGCCCGGCGGGAAGCCGGTGCGGTTCGACCCGACCGACATCGTCCACATCAAGACCCCGAATCCCCACGACCCCTGGAGGGGGCTGGGCATCATCGCGGGCGCGCCGCGTGTCTTCGACATCGAGCTGGCCCTCACCGAGTCGCAGGCCGCCTACTTTGAGCGGGGCACCCGCCTCACCGGGGTGCTGGAGGCCGACCGTGGCGTGCCGCCGAACACCTGGGAGAAGCTCAAGGTCGAGTTCGCGGCGCTCTACTCGGGCGCGGCCAACGCCTTCTCCGTGGCGATGCTGGAGCGCGGGATCAAGTTCTCGCCGATCAGCGCCAACGCCGCCGAGGCCCAGTTTGAGGCGCTCGCCAACATGTCGAAGGAGCGGATCGCCCGGATGTTCCGGGTGCCGCTGGCGCTCCTGGGCGAGGCCGCCCAGGGCGAGACGCAGTCGGCGCAGCAGGAGGCCCAGCGCATCTTCGACGAGAAGACGATGCGGCCGCTGCTCAACCGCATCCAGTCGCAGATCAGCGCCGCGCTCACCCAGGCGTGGGACATCGACTTCGTCATCGACTACGAGTACGCGCTGCCGCTGGAGGACAGGCTCAACCTGGCCCAGGCGATGGCGACCGTGCCCGGCGTCCAGGTCAAGGACCTCCGCGCCCTGATGGACCTGCCGCCGCTGGCCGAGCAGAAGAAGGAGTGGGCCGAGATCGACGACATGATCCTGAACATGCCCGGCCAGGGCAGCGATGTCGGTGCGCCGGACGCCAACCTCGCCGGGGAGAAGGGCAGGCCGCCGCTCCCTGGCAACCGCCAGGCGTTCCCCAAGGACGGCACGGTGCCGAGTACGGCGGCCGTCATCAAGCCGCCGCAGGCCGGGATCGCCGCGAAGGCGATGGACGGCGACGACCTGCTCGCGCAGATCGAGGAGGCGAAGAAGTCCCTTGGCGGCTAGGTACCGGAAATCGGTGAAGCGCAGCGCCCCCAAGCGGGGCCGCGCCCCCATGTCCGCCCGCACCATCAAGGTGAAGCCGCACACCCGAGGCCCCCGCGCCCCGAACCACGGCCAGAAGCGGAAGAAGCAGGTCCTCCAGCCCCACGCCCAGCACGTCGCCGGGTACAAGCGCGCCCGGCCCAAGGATAGGCGCTAGCCCGCTTGACGCCCGTGGTATGCTGGAGGTAGTGGCTCCAGACCCGACCATCCAGCGGCAGCTCGACCGCATGTGGGAGCGCAACCCCGGCCGCTTTACGCTGCTCGACCGGCGGTGCGAGGCCGCCCAGCTCCCGCCGGTCGCCGGGCTGCCGGACCAGTACAGCTCCGGCTGCGGCGGCAACACGATGGTCGAGTGGTACTTCTGGGGCGAGGACGAGGAGATGCACAAGATGTCGGCCTGTGCCGTCTGCGACCGCGTCTACGACTACCCCCGCTTCCTGTAGGCAGCCTCGGTGCTACCCTGGTGTTGTGCAGCCAGGAGACTTCCAACTCGGCGTAACGCTTCCGCTGGAGAAGGCTCAGACGGAGGAGGGCGACCTCATCATCGAGGGACTCGCCGCTGACTACCAGCCGGATCGGGCCAACGAGGCGTTCGTGCCCGGCGTCTTCCGCAAGGCCATCGACAAGTACCTGGCCTCCGGCGGCGTGCTCTGCTACCACCACAAGAAGGACATGCAGCTCGGGCAGGTCACCCGGCTGGAGGAGGACCCGAGCCGGGGCCTCCTGATGAAGGCGGTCATCCCGAAGCCCCTCGGCGACAACAACCCGCTGCTCGACGTGTACAACAAGGTGAAGCGCGGCATGATGCGCGGACTCTCTGTATACGGGACCTGCACCAGGGAGCGGCGGCCGGACGGCAGCGTCGCCATCGTCGGCGTGGACCTGCAGGAGATCAGCGTGACGCCCCAGCAGTACGGGCCGAACGCGCTGCTGGAGGTCGCCAGCAAGGCCTTCCCCGAGGACTTCGGCAGCGCCGAGCTGACGGCCGATGAGCTGCGCCGGTGGTTCGCCGAGCGTGAGGCGAAGCTGCTCGCCGAGCTGAACGATTCTGTCACACCCTCCCCTAGGATGTAGTCAATGCCTGAGGGAACCGAGACACCGGCTGCCGAGACACTCGACAGCATCAAGGAGGAGTTCGACGGTCGCTTTGACGAGCTGTCGAAGTCCATCACCGAGAAGAAGGAAGCCGCCGAGTCCGCCAAGGGCGAGGAGGCCGAAGCGCTGAGCAAGGCGCTCGACGGCCTCACCAATCAGGTCAAGGACCTGGAGACTGAGCGTGACGCCCGCCTGGAGAAGGCGGCCAACGCTGACATGCGCACCCGAGTGACCTCCCTGGAGGAGGAGCTGGAGAAGGCGCGCAAGCCTCAGGGAGACTTCATCTTCGGAGCGCCCGCTCCCGCCGGTGAGGCGGTCGAGTACGGCCCCGAGGGCAGCCGCAGCTTCTACGCGGACGCCCGCTCAACCTTCACGAACGAGGACCCCGCAGCGCGCGAGCGCTGGGAGGGTGCCCTCGGCAAGGCGATGACAGAGGGAACCGGCACCGCCGGTGGATTCCTCGTCCCGCCCCAGGTTTCCAGCGAGCTACTCGCCCTGCGCCAGCAGGACGCGGTGCTTCGCGGTCTGTTCAGCTCGGTCAGCGTCAACACGACTGACCTGCGGATCGCGAGCGTCGAGTCCGGCCTGGTCGCCGGATGGGTCGCGGAGCTGGCCGAGAAGCCCAAGTCGGACCTCACTTTCGCCGAGATCGGCGTGCAGACCTTCACCGCCGCTGGCCTGGCCGTCACGTCGAACCAGCTTCTCCGGGACGCCAACCCCAGCATCGACACGCTCGTCAACACCGACCTCGCCCGCAGGCTTCGCGCGGTCGAGGAGGTCGCCTTCATCAACGGATCGGGTACGGGACAGCCGCGAGGCATCCTGAACACCGCCGGTGTCGGCGACACGGTCTACGACGACGCGTCTCCGACGGTCCCCGAGCTGCTGGACGCGATCCAGGACTCGATCACGGCCGTCTACACCGACTTTTTCGCCGCTCCCGACGCCATCGTCATGCATCCGGCCGTCTGGGGCAAGATCGTCAAGGCCCGCGAGTCCGGCTCGCCGACCACCTACATCGTGGGTGGACCCGGTGGACC